CGTTACGGGGTCCATTAGTACGGCCTCACTGCTTCGGGGTCTGCCCTTCGTGGTAAACAATAAGCTGCAAGGGCCACGCCTCTCGGCTCGTAATTAAGTGTCCGTTCTACCTTCCCCCTAACGATGGCGTTTGCGAAGAAGTTGCATCTATGGACGTCATAGAAGTACATGTCCGAAGACTGTATCTGGCCGTTGACCAGAACATATAACAAAAATAGATGCGTCACTATTCATACCTAATTGTACACCGCGTAGGCTTTTTCCCAAGCGATTAAATCTTTTTCATATAACCTCAAAGCCCGCTCCTTATAATAGTCAGATAAGCCTGCTATGTATTCAGTTGGGTCATGGCTACTTTTTCGCAGCTCTATTTTTGTTTCAGGGGCGTTTTTGCCTTTGTCTGAAATAAACTTACAGGCATGCTCATGGACATTTTCAAAGTTAAATAGTTGGGCATGCTCTGGGTAATAATCAGTCTGGGGCTTTAGTATGTTTTGTATCAAAGGGGTGCTCAGGTTAGAAAAAATAAAATCATGGGCGGACTCTGGGGTAGCATACCGTTCGGCAAGTAACTTATCGTTGTCCGTCAATTCGCCGTGTTCTGCTATGCTTTTCTCTGCCATTATTTTTCTACGGGCGTTGGCATAGTAAAAAAGAGAGGAAATCCAGTCTAGCGGGTGTCGTATTACGCCAAGGCAAGGCATGTCAGAAGCTATTTCTCCGGAATCTACTAACTCTTGGAAAGTGACGTTAACTTTCTTAAAATGCTCCGTTTTGTAAAGTTCTGGCGGAAGTTGGGTATATTCTAAATTGTTATTAGCATCGCTGAAGGCTTTAAATTCCTGCCAAGTATTAAAGTTTCCTTCCAACTCATATCTATCTTTTTCACCGTCAGCCAACCCTGCTTGCAGAATGTACATGGCCAGAGAAGTGCCGCCTGTTTTTGGCGCTCTTGTTACAACAAAATTATTAGAATTAGATATAATCATTGGATTACCGCTGTGTCTGTGTCTTCAAAAAATAACATAGTGCCTTCGCAAACTATGTTCCAGTCTGGCCCTTCCTGTTCGCTTCGGGACGGGACCTCGATAATCACATGCCGTGCAAGCCACTCTGTATTCCCTTGTAGCACTCGCCACACATGCTCTTCTGTGCCCCTGCCAAGTTGACCTCGGGACTTGTTAAACCTTATTCGATACTTCACTCTGGTTTTGTAGGCCACGCTATAGCATTAGGAAAGTTAGGCTGCATACGTATATCTCGTAACTTAGCCCTATACTCTACCCACGTTTGCCTTTGCTCTACCGTCATTGGAACATCGGATAAAACTGCCCAATCCGATTGACGAAGAAATTCCTTTGCTTTTTCCCAAGCAAGTTCTGCCGGGCTAGACTGACTTACGTTGGATACCGTGCCTTCTACCTGCATCCAACCTTGGTCCGCAAACTCTTCTCCGAGCCACGAAAGATCACCAAGGTTATCTTGGATATTTTCCATACCGAAAATGGGACCCCAGTTACTTGGTAGTGGACCGGCTTCGCTTAGGGGTTCGTTTGTTGACAGCTTTTTTAGTTGCCACAGCATCTTTTTTCTCCTCGACTTTTTGAGCCGCTTCCATTCTCAATCTATCGTGAGGGCTTGCAAGCCCTTTACCTACGTTTCTTGATATAGCCATGTCGTTAGGAAATGGTGGAAAGCCATTTAAATGCAGGCGTTCTTCCTCTGATAACTCTTTCCATTGACGCCAACTAGAAAAATCGTTTCTTGGTTGGATGTGTATGTGGCACCCTATATTTGCAGAAAGTTGATTTATAAGCTCTATCACTTCTACCGGCTGTTGGACCAACCAAAGGTAACTACCATCAATACCGCGCAAGGTTATTTCGGTAGTACCCCCACCGGCTGTTCCTATAGTAATAGACTGCGCCCGATGGTCTTCTTGCATTAAAGATTTTAAATGGCGCAGCTTCGCCTTTCTTTGGATTTCTTTTTCTATTTCTTCAATGCTTAAATCTTCGTCTTTCATATTACTGAGAATTCCAAGAAATTATAATCTGGCCACTGGTGCCGACCTGAACGGGATAGCACCCTGTAGAAACGGGTACGCTGTTGTACGTTGCGGGAACACCAACACTTCCGGGGTTTCCTGCTCCACTTCCGGGGTTTCCTGCACTACCTGAGCCGCCTCCGCCCCCACCTGATCCCGCCGCAGCAGATGCAGTTTTAGTGCTAGGAGAAGGATTAAAACAGCCAAAAACCTTGCACATTCCTGCGCCGCCACCGCCACCGCCACCTCCGGCTCTAACTACTTGAGCGCCTTGGCCCGGAGTATTTGCGCCCCCAGAACCCGGTCTAGAACCAAAGTCATTCTGATCTACGCAAGCCATAGCACCAGCCCCAGCGTATCCTCCTCCCGGATTTCCACCTAGAAGCGTCCTACAAAAATTACCAGTAGGGTTTATGCCTTCATTTGCGGACATAAAAGTAATACCCTTAGAATTGTAGCCTCCGTTAGCGGTAACAGTAGGAGCAGACGTGCCCGCGTTACAAATCCCTGCGCCGCCTCCACCCCCACCGCCCGCAGCATAAGCGTTATTATTAAAAATAGTTTGGCAAGGACAAGTAGGATAACAATATTTAGAATAAACTCCACGCCCGCCGCCCGCTCCCCCTGCTAATGCGCCACTGCCTCCACTAGCTCCCGGACAAACTATTAGCATGTTTCCGGGAACGCCGCTATTGGGAGTGACACAAATTCCCTCAAGCACCAACCCCGTGGACCCTGCTGTTCCATAACTTCCATCTACCCCGCCTGTACCTCCGTTTCCTGCGGCTCCTCCTGTCCAGCAATACCCGAAGACTGAGGTGACTCCGCCGGGGTTGCCCGGATTACCCGGCCCGCCGGGAGGGTTTATAAATGGGCAGTATGGCGCTGCCGGTGGACCACTTGCGGAGCCGCCCTCGCCTGCTTGATTTCCTACTCCGTGTTGATAGAGTACAGGCCCGTTTATCGGATTAAAGGTTTGGGACCCGAAAGTAGAAGGTGTGTAATATGAAGGTATAACCCCTCCCGGCCCTCCCGCACCACCTATGCCGTCACCACCCGGATTACCGGGATTTCCTGCATTACCTGTCGAGCCATTTCCTGAAAGAGTGACAACCTTTAGAGCTTCTGGAACCGTAAATGTGCCCGGAGCGTTAAAGGTTTCGCTGCCTGCTTCTATACCAAAGCCGCCTCCAAATAGCCCTACTTTTCCTGTTCCAATAGGCATAATCTACTCTCTTAATCTACCGGAGTCAGGGCTAAACCTGCCCTTTTATCAAATTTGTAGGCCGCATTAGGGCCATCTTTTACTACATAATGAAGCATAAATTGTGGGTTAACAGCGCCTTTCTCTAACGGACGCCTCCAGTGCATTACCTCGCAGCCTTTATATATAACCGCATCCCCCGGATTTAGCATGCACTTTGTGGGGTCGTTGTTTTTATACTGCATCCATATAGGCCACGGCTCATTCATAGTGCAGGCTACATTGACCGTGACACTTATTTCGCAAGACTCACGATCAGTATGCGGTTCTAATTCTTCGCCTTCTTGGTATACGCGACTAAACGAATAAGTAGGCTCCAAAAATAGCCCCGTTTCTTTTTCTATAGCAGGCAAGCACGATTTCAATAGGACTTCTATTAACGGGTCACCATAATAGCCAAATTTACTGCTATCCATAGGTTTTAGTTTTTCGGCTTGCTTCCACTCGCCTCTGTTTATTTTATTTTCAAAATACTGAGAAACCGTCGCAATAGTCTGCTCGTCTATTAGCCCTGTTACCTTTAAATAACCTGCGGCGTCCAAATTACTCATGGTAAAACCATCCAGTAACGATGTATTTATGGTTGTCCCCGTATACCGGATTACCCCTATGCGCGTGGGTAAATGCCGCAGGCCAAATAACCATTGTATTTTCTACAGGGCTAATTCTTCTTTGTTGGTACAAAAACTCTGTTTCCCCATTGGCTTCGGTCGGCAAAGTATTAAGGTATAGCATGTAGACTAGCCCGCGATTTGCTTGTTCTCCGTTACCCTGTTCACCGTGCCAAACATGATACCCACCACCAGAAGAAGTTTTTTGCATTTTCATATTATTGCAGTTTATTTTTATAGACTTGAGCAGGGAAAATTCTTTTACATATTCTTCAAAACAATTTTGCAAGCCTTTAAAAAAGAAATCTATTGAGCTATGGTCATTAAACGGCTCAAAATTTAAATTTTTACCATTAGAGAAAATCTGATAATCATCTTTTTTATGTTTTGGCGCGTTTTCTGAATCTTGCCTACTTGTACCTGCTCCAAAATTGCGATGTCTATCAAACTCAGCTATTAAATGCTCGCAAAATCCTTCTGGATATACGTTTGAAAAAACGCCTATAAAGTCTTTGTATTCTGAGTTCATGTAAATGCCGGTCCTGATACCCACGTTACTAGAGTTTGCCTTGTACCTTTAACCACCGGAGTTACCTGATGGACAGTCCAAGAAGGAAAAACAACAATAAGTCCTCTTTTTTTAGGTATGTTAATTGGGTCTTTGCTGGTTAATAGTTGAAGCTGCCCCCCTTCGTACTCTTCTGGGTCAGATAGCTGTAAAACTAAAGACATTTTTCTACTATTACCTGCTGCCCCAAAATCCTGATGCCACCCGTACATACCCTTATTGTTTTCGTGGTAATTAGTTAGCTGTATTTGTTCAGATAACCCCGTAAGGTTAAACCCAAAATAATCTGCATTTAAACTTGAAACAACGTGCGCCAAGGTCTCAAACACCCACGCCGTGTTTTCATTTTTAGGCATCCAGTTCAGCTCAGATCGTCGAATGTCTTCGGCTATTACTCCGTTCCCTCTACCACCTACTTGAGCAGGGACTACTGCCTCCTTTGCTCTTTGTTGTAACCAGTTTAGCTGCTCTTCGGTAAATGCGCTTTCCCACCATGCAAACGGTTCTATTTTTCTTGAATACGGCGTCAGCAAATGCTGCATTAAATAAACCTTTTTCTTTGCGACAAAATAAAGTGGATAAACTTTGTCGGATTATTAGATTGGTTTGGTGTAATCATGTGGGGCAGCCACGAATTAAACAGCATCATAGTCCCTGCCTGAACATTGTTAAAGTGTATTTGAGGCGTAGCCATAGTTACTTGGTCGCTGGGCGCTGCCCACAAGTCTGCCATCCTCTTGCCCGCTCTTGGATCGTCAAATATGGGGTAGGACCCGCCCTCCGGTACTTCTAAAAAGTAAAACCCCGATATTTGGCTATCGCTGTGTACGTGCATAATGTTACTGCCGGTACACGCAAACTCCTGCCCCCACATTCCGTTAACGTAAAACTCGTATTCATCTGTTAAATAACCCTGATCCTTTAATATACTAACCCCCTTATCCCGAAAGTAGGAGGCTAGGTAACCAAGGTCAGGGTCATTTGCCATAGTACCCGTTTGTTTAACTACGCGAGGTTCTATTTGCTCATAATATTTATGGGTATGCTTAAGCGTTTCTTCTACCCACTCTGGTCGCTCTTCACGGTATATTGGGGATGAGAAATAAGAATAGGCTTGCATACTACACGGACGTAAACGCTTCTAGCTCTGAAGCAAGGGCTACTATGTCGGTAGCCGAAAGAACCGTACCTGCAGGAGCGGCCCTATGGTTTTCCATCGCAATATCCCGCGCCATACGAAGAGCTTCAAGTTTTACTGTCTTGGCTTGAATTTTAGTTTGTTGCTCGTTTTGTGCGCTAGTTATAGCTAATTGATACTCTAGCTGTTCCTGCAATTGTGTGGGTAATGGCATTTCTATAGCCTCCTAAGCTGTTTTAAACTACGCCGGTTTATTGGGCCAAGTTACTTCTTGCGGGAAGCTTTCTTGAGTGGTTATGTCTCTTAATGCTTGGCGGTAAACCAACCATACCTGCGGAATTTGTATACCGAGATTGTCTTGAGCGTTCTGGTCTACGGCCCTAGTTGTCACCCAATCTGACTCCGCTAGAAGCGTATCTCTCTGGCTTCTAATAGCTGCTTCTAGCTCTTCGGTTGCTTTTGGGGGTTTTACCCACTGACCGTCCTGTAGAATATCCCCAATACTGCCACCATTGCTTGCGTCAACAAGGTTTTCTAGAACATCTAGAGAATCAACTTCAACCGTGTTTACTATAACGCCGTTTTCTAAAATATGTGCGCGCATTATACGATACCCCAAATTCTTAACTCGCCCCTAGCGCCTGCGCCAGAAGCAGTAGCACCCCCCGACCCACCGCCCGCAGGGGCTACACCATCGGCTCCAGTGGTGCCGTCTGAACCACCTCCATCTCCTCCAAACAAAGACGTTCCTCCCGTTTGTCCTGTTCCCGATATGGAGCCACCGCCGCCGCCGTATATACTATTTCCGCCCGCAGCGCTACTTTCCCCTGCACCCGCTCCTCCCCCTGCAAAAGCCTCACCTAAATCACCTCCCCCGCTTGCTGCACCCCCAAAGCCGGGATTATCTTTACTGTCGAGAGTGGTAAACGTACTGTTTGGTTTGCCTCCGACACTTAGCGGAGAAGCGCTTCTTTCTCCAACACTTCCCGCAGAAACAACGCCACCCCCGCCGCCTCCAGATGCAGTATCGTCTGAGAACGCGTTGTAGTAGCCTCCACCTCCTCCATAGGCGTATATTTTGCTGTCTAAAGAAGAAGTACCTCCAACATCTCCGGTTGAAGGCACTGTTGTTTTAGCTGCTCCTCCCGCTCCAATAACTACAGAGGAAGAAGCTGATAGCGTTGAACTGGGGACATTAAATAAGTTACAGGCACCTCCACCTCCGCCCGTCGCTTTTGTATAGTTATAGACTCCACCGGATGCGCCTCCGCCCCATAGCATCCCTGCAAGAGACGTATAGCCGGGTGGTTTTGTGAAAGTACCTGTAGCCGTAAATGTCTTGTAGAAACTAGTTAAGACCGTGCTTGTTAGGTTGGTGCCATCTGATTTTATAAGACGTACTTCTTGAGGGTACATTACAAAAGTCGCAAGGCCATCTATAGTCTCACTTCCGTCAGGGTCTAGGGTTATGTCGCCGGTGCCACTGTTTCTAATGTAACAAAACCACCCATTTCCTAGCGTCGCCGCAGAGGTAAATGTTTGCGTAAACGTACCTGAAGTTATGTCTATAAAATTTGAGTTGTTAGCAGCGGTAAGTGTAGTGTCGCTAGTGCGAGTTACAGTTTCAACAGCTATGTCGCTATCAGCCCACTCAACTTGAGTACCGCCTGAATTAACTTTTAGCACTTGCGTTGCTGAGCCTAGCCCTAACTTAGCTAGTGTATCGGTGCCACTTGCATAAAGAAGATCACCGGTAGTGTATCCGGTTAGACCTGTTCCGCCGTTTTCTTCCCCTAAAGTACCCGCAAGGGTAATAGTGCCCGAAGTAGTAACCGGACCACCTGACGTAGTAAGGCCAGTAGTACCGCCAGAAACAGCAACGCTAGTAACCGTACCACCTGCGTCCGTGGAGGATAACGTAGTGCCTGTAATCTGAAGGCCCGATCCTACAGTAAGGAACGCAGTTGATCCGGCAGAGTCGTCCCAGAAAAAGATGCGGTCCGCGTCTGGGTCTGTAAGTGATGCGCCTGTGCCTCCGTTAGCAAGAGGCAGGTTGCCTGTTACCTGTGAGGTTAAATCTACCCCAGTCAAAGCACCGCCAAGTGTGAGATTCCCCGAGCTAGTGACTGTTCCAGAAAGGCTAATTCCGTTGATTGTGCCTGTACCACCAACACTAGTAACCGTACCACCAACTTCGGTTGGGTTAGCATTAAAGACCGCAGCGCTTGCGCCCGCACCGTCCGTGACGACCATGACTTTAGAGCCATTGGGTACGTTGACCGTAGCGCCTGAACCTTGCTTGATCGTAATGATCTGACCGCCGGTAGTAGCGTTCTCAATGATCCACGTCTTAGATACCGTGTTTGGCCCAAGTGTAATTTCACGAGTTGCTGTTAAGTCTACCGCCGAAGTA